GTGTTCGATGCGCTTGATACGCAGGATGGTTTCACGCCAGCGTTCAGCACACACTGCCTCATGTGTATCTATCTGCGACTGGACTGATGCGGCTGTAGGTTTCATCAGCCAGCGATTTCCGTTAGGGTTATGCTATTTCTATAAATTATTGAACCACTATTGCTTCCAAAAGAAGCTGTATAACCAGAAGCATTTGTATACATATACAGAGCGTAAGTTGTTGCTGATGTTGTAGCTGGGCTATCTAAATAAGACGCACTCATCGCTTCACCATCTGCAATTGGATTAGATAAAAGCATAAATCCAGCATCTAACACTGATCCATTTTTATATAATGGATACACGTTAGTTGTTCCTGATTGTACTAATTGAGAAGAACCAAACACATTTATTAGTATTTCACTTGATGCATTTTGGGGCGTAATTGTTGCCGTTAATCCTGTTGCAACTGCGGATGTTGATGTTGTTGAGGAAGTGTTTTGAAAAACCCCTTGGACAACTTGCAACACACTACCACTAGGCAAACCAGCGGATGTGACTGCGGTAAGAGACTGATTGTTTAATTTTATAAGTGCCATCTGTCTCTCCTACCCTAAAGCCGTAATAGTTAAAGTTGGTCTGCGAAATACATTAGTGGCAGCACCGTCCCAATAACGGGTTTCGTGTATTCTAGGCTCATTACCAGAACCATACCGTCTGACTTGCATCTTTATTTCTTTACCGCTTGTCCAACTTGATTGTCTTCCAGTTGTCGTGTTTGCTGTGCCTCCAATTGGAATTACATATCTAAAGTTACACAGCATTTCTAAATTTGTTTTTCCAGCAAAATTACACCTAGAATTAGTTACTTCAGTTCCTTCAATTAAAAGTTTTGCATGAAGAATATTGTGTTCATCAGTATCTACTGGACTAATTGCAAATGAAAACTCATACACAACAGCAACAGTGCCGGATGGTGGAGTGTAAGTTATAACAGAGCCAGAAAGATCAGTATGACTGCTGCTTGTCCCACCACCAGCAGTTACATTTTGCGCTGTGTAAGTACCACTTGGCACTGTGTAATTTTCGCCATCGCAAAGCATAGCAAGCTGTTCTTTGATGTTGCCTAGACCAGTCAGAGAAGAACCATCTAATGCTGGTAACGTGCCTGACGTAGCCAGCTTATTCATAGTAACAGCATTGTTACCAATCTTATTGGTAGTCACAGCACCGTCAGTTACACCCTGCACACCCAACACATCTCCAAGAGCAACCACAAAGTCGATGCTGTCGTTGCTTGTAAGTGCGCTGTCAAATAATAGGTTGCTGCCACTAACTGTGAAGCTATCTTGTGGTGCTTGGATAACACCGTTGAGAGAGACTAGCAGTTGATTTGCAGTCTCTGGATAGTATGCCGCAGAACCTAGCGTAAGAGCGTAGGTTGCCGTGGCAGAGGCAGTCAGTGCATCCAGCTTATGGAAGCCACCGCCTACTGGGGCTTTGCCGACATAAGGCATTAGTCTGCCTCCTCTATTGTTAGTTCGCCAGCATCTACCTGACGCACAATTTCTGCGTAGTGGCGATTGGCTGGGTCAATACCAATCCACATTTCTGTTCCATCAATAGTGGCTTTAATTGTGCTGTTCACACCATCTAAATTAGATATATATTGTGCGTTTGTTATTGTCATTTCACTCATAGTTATAACTCCGCATCCGCTTTCCAATCACTAATGTAACAGGACTCTGAATTTCTTATAAAGTAGAACGAGTCTGTAGATGTTCCAACTTGAATACTATTATATTGTCCAGCTGTGGCAGTTACCGATGGTGTGGCTCTCATTGTTACAGGATACTGAGGGTCGCCTAACCAAGTAGTACTATTGTACTGTTTGCCGTGTATGTTTTGACCAGTAGACTGTGAATAATACCGCTGACACCTAGCCAACTCATCGCCATAGCTGCGGTGTTCAAAATCCGTTGCAGTTGAGCCTAGTTCTAGTTGGACGCCTGTGATGAAAAATGTTGCAGAAGCTGAACCTATCCAAGCCTCTTGATTGGTTGTGCTAAAATCCTGACTTGCAAGCCAAGTGTCAGCACTTGCTTGATATGTTGAACCAGAACCTAAATCCCAATAAACACGCAATCCGTTTCCATTAGTTCTGTTCCAACTACCTGTCGTGTCGCCAGACGAAATTGTAATGGTTTTCTTCTCCCAAGTGTTTGCGCTTGAAATTGTGTATTCTTTAATATGTGAACGGTTTGCTGTTGTAGAATACAAAGCAATGCAATATGTCCCAGCTAAACTGGATTTGACCCAAAAAGATAATGTGACAGCCTTTGCTTCACTATGACCATAGGCAAGTTGGCTAACATTGTAGCCTTCTATATCAGTAGCGTAGGCATAAAAATCGCCAGCCGCAACGGAGCTATCAACACCTGTGTTAGTTAGTTTTGCGCTATTCTCAAACTCATTGTTTGGAACATCTGTGGATTGTTCAACTGTATAAGTACCGCCACCATTTGCCCAACCCTTAAAGCGGTCAGCGGCAAACACATCATTACCATTGACTGTTGTTGCACCGGCTCCTCGTTGGAATATAGAAAACTTTCCGTTGATGATGAGGTTCTTGCCTACAGCTTGCACCTCTTGAGAGGCGGGTAGTATTTTACTTAGTGCCATGTTTGTTTTTCCTATTGTGCATCAGTTAATCTGGTAAAAACAAAACCAGTAATAGTCTCACTGCTACTTCCTTTAATGCTTGAACCGCTTGTGATTGAACCAGCATTAAAGCGTACTTTGACTTGTGATGTATCTGTTACGTTTATCAGTGCTATTCCGGAAGCAGAGTTTTCAGTAGCAGCGTTAGCACTACAATTTGCAGAAGTAGCATTTGAGTAACTGCTGTTGTTAGTAGTAAATTGACAAGAAACAACAACATTATCATTAGACGTGGGGTTTGATTTGTAAAAAAACTCTATTTTATAAAGCCCAGCAAAAGGAAAGGTGAATACTCCAGAGCTTAAAGACATACCATTCAAAGAAGCAAACGCTGCATGTTGCACCCTTCTCAAATTTGAACTTATAGGGGTTTGATTAGAAGTAATGTCAGAGGTAAGTTCAAACATATCGAATACATGACTGCTATCCATCGAAACACGGTTTGAGCTATCAATGCTTATTGCCGTTCCACTTGTGCTGCTTGATGTAATACCAGCAACACCTACGCCAGTTAAAGAAGAACCATCACCAGAAAAAGCATTGGCTGTTACTGTTCCGCTAAACGTACCGCTGGTAGCTTGCAAAGCTTGATTAGAAGGGTGTGTGCTGGTCTGTCGAGCCAGTGAATTATACACCACATAAATATCGTCTGCCGCTACCACTGAGCCTGTAAGCGTCACTGTGACACCATCTCCAGCAATAGAATACGCTTCGCCACTTTCCTGACGGACATTATTAATAAACAGGTCAATGCCTTCAGCACTAGCTACAGCGTGTGTCAGCGTCAGGCTAGTGCCAGTAGCACCAGTCAAATCCTGCTTGGCTGGTACTTGGCTAAAGCCTTCAGTCTGTTGATTGCCTACATAACCCATTTTAATCCCCTATGTGCTAATCGCATCAACCGCAGACACCCAAACATCTGCGCTGCTTGCTGTATCTGATTTGACATAAAGCCTGTCACCAGATTGCACGACAAACTTAGCCCCAGCATCTAGGATTTGCAGCGCACCGCCAGCAGCTATGGGTGCGTCTTTAATAAGATGAATGTCGTTAGTACCATCATTGATGTAACACTCAACCGTGATAGCGTTGGCTGTTACGTTAGCAATGTGAATGCCCACAATGGTATCATAGCTATCAAAGTTAGATCCATCAGGTATGTCAGCAGCCACCGTTCCTACTGCGTTCAATGTGTATCTGCGAAAATTCTGTGCCATTGTTTAAGTCCTTGTTTTCATTGGTCAAAGAGCAATCGACATTGCAATGCTAAAGCCCGCTGTTGCAAATGAACTGGTGTCTACGGCAGCAGCATTCCAAGCCGAACCATCATAAACTTTCAAAACATTGTCGTTTGTGTTGAAATACAAATCACCAGTAGTTAAAGCATCACCATCATTATCCACTGTTGGGTCTGCGCTTTTGGGGCCAAGGTACAAATCATCTACGTTATCAGCACTAGCAGCCGCCTGTTCTGCCCAATACTTTGCGGAGTATTGTGAACCGTTAACTGTGCCGCCAGTATAGGTAGCCCAATCTTTTGCTGATCCTGTTGTGCCTCTGGTCTGTGCGCCAATAGCGTACTCTTTAGCTGAATACTCTGTGCCATCAACTTGACCAGTTGTTTCTGTTGCCCAATCTTTTGCTGGCCCTGCACCTGCTGTGTCAGTAACACCGGTGCCACCGATTGACCAAGCCTTAGATGAATAGTCTGTGCTATCAACAATGCCGTTTACTTTTACAGCCCAATCTTCAGCAAGCTGTGCATTAGCTGGGGCAGCATTAATGTTGGCAGCGTTAGCTACAGCAGCATTTATGTTAGATGCGTTCCCCGCAACGGATGTAACATTTCCCGCAATGTTTGCAACAGAGGTAACATCAGATGCAATAGCAGCAGTGTCGCTAATAGCGTCTGTAGCTACTGTACCGTCTTCAATATCAGCCAATGTGCCAATATCAGCAGCCATCGCTGCCACAGTAGTTACACCTGTTACACTTGGGCCAGATTCAACAGCACCAGTAGTGGCATTAAAAGCTAGAGTCTTACCTTTTCTGGTATCTAAGTCTGGCAATGTTAGATTTGCAGCAGCGTCATAATCTGTTAATCGAAGTGATCGACCAATCTCATCGTTCAAATCAGCAGATATTGCAGTAAATCTATCAAGCTCTGTGTTTAATGAATTAATTTGAAATGCGCCAGAAGGCGGAAAGTCAGTGGTTCTTTCAAGCGCAATTGCTCGGGTAATAACAACAGTGCTACCGCCAGCAGCACCAACAACAGTTATAGTTACTGTGCCTGTAGAACCATTACCACCACTTATTGTGTAATCAGTAGTTAATGTTTTAAGAGTTCCATCTACATATACGTTAAGATCAGCTTCAGCAAAAAACTCAAACGAAACTGTAAAGGAAGTCTGAGTGACCCCTTGCGCTACTGCATACGATACTCGTGGTGTGTTGTCAGCTATGTTAATTGTCATGCCAAAACCCTACTCCTGTTTAACAAAATGCTCAACGCACAATTAGTAACGCTTTGCAGTAAATGAATTACTAGCTTCATTCATAAAATCTTTCCATATCCAAAGTCTAGCTAATGGCATTGAACGCATAGTTTGTTTTGCACCCTCGCCATAATTCCCACTTACAAACTCGCCAACGCCTCTAGTAATGTCTAAACCTATACTTGGCCCTGCACCCAACACACCAACTACCGCATCTGCAATGTTTTCTTCTTGTGGAAACTTTGGCTGGATCAAACCCATAGATATATCAGGCCCGCCTAGAGCCATTGATGTATGCATTGCAGTATAAAGACCATCTGAATACAAAGCAGCTATACCAGACATATCGAATGAGCGTGCAATTTTATCTTCTATTGCCATTTCATCCATAACAAAATCAGGGTTCTTTAGCTCTAAGCCCATGTAGGCTAACCCCATAGACGCGGCTAGTGCAACTGCTCTGTTTCTTGCCTGACCTGTAGCGTATGAAGCTGTAATCTTGTTTACCGCTGCCAATGTGTATGAGTAGAACTGAAACGGTAAGCCAAGCAATCCATTTTCTATGCGTGAATAACCGCGATATTTAGGGTCTTCCTTGCCACCAAACTGTTTGGCTATGCGATAAGGCACATAAACTACACCATCAACAATGTTTGGTTTATCTGCTGGTGTACCCATAAGAATAGTATTCATAATGCCACTGTTAAGCGAACTACGAAACTCTAACTTTAAATCGTCATATTCTACAGGCCATTTTTCTGTGCTTGGTAAGTATAACCCACCTTCAGTCTGATCAATAACTTTACTATCAACAAGCTCACGAATGCGTTTAGCCTTTGCTTTGTCGATTCCATATCGAGCAAGATACTCAACCTCAAACTTAGTTGCTTTCTTACCGCTTCCAGCAAGACGCATAGACATTTGTATTAATGAATGACCGCGAACAATTGCATCCATTTTTTTCATAATGTTAGTCATAGGCGCAAGCAAGTTGGCTTGATAAAAGCCCCATTTAAGCTTGCTCATGTATTTATCATACGTTCCTTCATTAAAAGGGTTGTTACTTACATCGTCTACAAGACGCATATGAGCATCGCCTGATATAATCTCTGCTATTTCACCAGAATACTTACCTTCCATAGCTGACATGCGTACGCGAGAATCAGAAATTGTTGCGAACAAAGTCTTAAACACATCTTTAAGTTCATGTTCCATCATTATTTTTGCAAAGTCAGGCAATGTAGAAAAACCAGCAGAACCAAGATAATTAAGTTGTGCAAAATCTCTAAGCACAGTGGCTGTACGCTGATCCCATGAATGCGGTTCGCGCAATACTGTGCCTACAACACGATCATATAAATGCAAAAAGTCCTTTCTAGCTGCATTTATTTTTTCTATAGGTTTGCCAGCCATATCAATATCAATGTCATCTAAAACTTCATCTACTGATTTGCCACCAAACATTTTAGAAAACTCATACTGAGGCGCAACGCGAGTTGTATACGCTCTCATTACAGCAAGTGGATCATTCTGAATAAAATCAAACACTTTTGCATTTGGAATGTCTAATGATCTGTGACGCATGTGCTTAGATTTACCAGCACCATAATAGGCATTCATGTCATTAGCAGTATCAGCTAATCCTAATATATTATCTATCGTGTCTTCAACGCGCTTGTTAAGCATACGCTCGTCTTCAACATCAAGCCTGCGCTTAAAATACACTGGCTGACCTTCTCGTATTTCTGGTAGCTTTTCTTTAAGAAATGCAAGAGCAGCCCTGTCTGTAGCATTTTCCATTCTAAGCTGGTCTGCTTGTGTTTTTACAGTCATTGTTGATTGATTGAATTTGTTATGATGCAACTCGTGAAACAAAACAAAATCTTGGAAGTCATTAAAGGTTTGGAAAAAACTCCAGTTACGCATTACAAATTTTCTGTGAGCATAATCTTCCGTATTCTTTGAGCGTGTAGCATCTAAGTCTTTAAAAGCTTTAGATGGATTTTTCATGGCTTCAGCTAATTCATTGTAATATTGATAGATGCCAGTGCTGTCTAAATAGACTTCTTGCTTTGAGTCACCAGTTATTTTGTGTGTGTAGCGCACAAACATACCAAGCGCACCACCGCCCTGCCTACCAATAGGCCCATCTTGTACACGCCTAAAGTTAGATGTAATGCTAAACATATTAAATTCTTCACCAAACCGCGCTTGTATTTCTGCGTCACTTAGCTCAGATATATTTCTAATTCGCCGTTCTGCAAAGGCAGCTTCATTGCGTTCATAGATGTAAGGGTTTTCTTTGTAATGCTCTTTTAATATTGCAGCAAATTCTTGTCTCTTTTCGCGTATTTGATCTCTATTCCAATAGCGAGGAAACATTAACTCTTCGTTTTGCGGCAGTGTTCTTTCTTCTTTAGCCACAAGCATACTAAACTCAAGTTCATACAACTGATCTTCAAGCGCACTTAATCTAGTATTAGAATCGTTTATAACATCTATAAGGTAATGCTGATTAACAGGAATGCTCTTTTTTAAATCACCACTACCAAGCATTCCATCAGATTTTTTAATTAATCGCATAACATCAGTTTGATTAATTTTCTTTCTTCTAAGCTTACTGACGTATTGCCTTGCGTACTCTGGAGCTATTGCTTTTTCTATTAGTTTAATTTGAGCATCAAGAAGTGTTTTTTCTTTGCGTTGTATTTTAAACCTAATGTTGTCCATCTTGGCTTCAATAGATTTTATGCTGCCAATAATGCCTTGCTCTACAAGCCTGTCTTCCCAAGTCTTATAAAATTTATGTAACGCTTGTATTGATTCTTTTTCTGCTGTTGTAGAAGCTTCTTCGCCATTTATATATTTGCGATTAACTTCTTTTAGATATGCAGAGAATGAGCCATCAATGTTTGAAAGATTTACATCACCAACTTGAGTAACGCCTTTGCCACTATGCTCACCAAACTGTGTTAACATCTTGGTGTATACTTGTAGCCACTCACCGTTTCTTGTTTGAGCGTATTGATGAACAGATTTTGGTGTAGCAAAACCCATTTCATTCATTTTATACAGCATGGCAGAGTCACCAGCTAATCTTACCATAGTGCTTTTTACGCTTTGCGGTATTTCTTTATCTTGCAGAACTCTTTTAAAGCCTGTGGTAACGCCCTTAAAAACCCAAGAATCTGTAAAGAAGTTGTCTGCAAAATCAAACGGCTTTGAAACATCGCCACCAATTTCTTTTACTTCCTCAATTCTGCGGAATAACTGTTCTTCTTTTATTTTTTCAATATCAACTCTTTTCTGTGCAGTTGCTGTCTGAAGAATTTTTACTTGAACATTAGCAGCATCATACTGTTCTATTGCTTTTTTATATAAAACACTGTTCTTAGCTTCTAATGCTGGGTTCTTTTTGACTTGCTCACGCAGATCACTTGCTTTCTTAAAAAGCACATTTGCTTTTTCTTTAGCTTTTTGCAGTTTAGATTCTAGTAAGTCACGTTCTTTTGGGAATATTTTTTCAAAATTATTTAATTCACTTTGCTTTTTGTCTTTAAAGGTTCTGTAATCTGGGTTGTTAATGTTTCTAATTTGGTCAGGTGTAATGTCACCTACTTCATTTGCAAACTCAGTTACCTCAGCTTCAGTCTTTTTTATTGCCGCGCCTCTGCGTCTAGCTGGTACAGACACAAGGCTTCCAATAGCACCGCCAATAACAAAAGCGGAGCCTATGTTTGTGGCTACTTCTGATGGAGTGGATAACGGATCAAACGGCGCACGAGCCACCTCTAGGCCAGCTTGTGTAACACCTACGCCAGCACCGGTACGCAAAAACTGCCTACCAGCAGTAGCGGCTGCGCCACCAAAGGGCAAAGCAACTAAGTTAATTGGATCAAATACACCAGCACCTAAGTTAGCCCAGAATGATGAGTCAGCTAAAACTTGTCTGCGTTTTTTGTTTTCATCAAGCTGCATTTTGAGATCACGCATATGATCTTCGCTAACAGCATTCATTAAATGATGCTTATACTCTTCGTATCCATCTACATCATCAAGAGGATTATACCCTTGCTGAACTTCTGTTCCATATTTAACTGCGTTCCTAACAGCTTCAAACATAGGCAAATACTGATAGCCAAGTGCCGCTGGAACAGTGTCAGCAAAAAACTCAGGTTGCTCTACGCGCTGTAGTGATTTTCTTTTAGAAACATCCGACTCAACAAAAGTTGCTTGCGTTGATTCCCAAGGGTTAATGCCCATTAATCAGCACCTATGTTTTTCAAGGCTTCAACATTCCTGTCAATGCGAGCTTTGGTTTGCCTGCTTATTTCTATTTTTCTTAATGCTTTTGTATTTGCGTCATACATTTCATCTTGTGATTGCTCTTTTCTTATTTTGGCAATGTCATCATAAGCTAACTCTGTGCCAATAAATATTGGGCTACCATTTTTGTCTGGGATCATTCTAAGCTGACCATCATCATCAACGTAATGGGCAATGTATTGAAATGTTTGCAATGATGATCCTCTTGTAACAAACCCCTCTTCTGACAAGTCATCATCTATTTTATATTCTATGGGCAATGCATCGGGCTGAAATGCGCTTGTTGTCATTGGCACAAGCTTTATCTGTCGGTCTTTTTCAATGCCTAGGTACTGACCTTTTTCACGCATTACAAAATCTTGACCGCTTAAAGCTTGCACTAATTCTGTAGCATTACCATAGAAAGCTTGCCTTTCCGCATAGTCTGGCAACAATCTTGGCAAAGCAAACATAGACTTATCTATCTGCGAATTATATCTATCAACGACAACACCAACAGTATCAATGTAAGATGTTTCAAACATTTGATTTAATTGTTCATCTAAATCTGTTTTGCCAACACCAGACATAATCAAATGCTTTACATACGGCTTTACAGTCTCAATCATTTGGTAATCAGTTCCAAATGCTTTTGATTCATTTATATTGTTATCGCCTTGAAGGTAGGCATTTAAAAGATCATTAGCTGACTTATCGTCCCCATCACCAAGAACTGATTTAACTCTGTCATTTACAGCAGATGTATTCTGCATGCTTTCTTTTAACTTAGCTGCAAACTCAACAATGTTTTCAGAACCACCAACTCTAGTTACATAGCTTAGTGTGCGTAAAAATGCGTTTTCATCGTTTGACAAAGTTGTGTCTAATGTTTTGTTAACAGTAGAGCCTGCAATATTTACATTTGCTAAGTAATCATAATGGCTTAAAGAAATTTGTAACTGCTCTTTGGTCATGCCTTCAAGCCTATAAGCTCTTTTTAATGTTAACTCCATGCCTTCAGTTATAATGCCTTTCCCAACAACCATAACTTTCCAAGGCGCATCTTCTTTTGTAGACTCTTCGCTTGTAAAGTAAGGAACCATATTAGGTCTTGCTGGGTCTAAACCCTCAACTTCATTTGCTATTAAAACATCACCAGCTTTTTTTACCTGTGAATCTTTTGTATCAACTACAAAACCTTCTTCTGCAACATTAAGAACTGTCTGTTGAAACGCTGTTAGCTTAACAGCATCCGATTCTTTTAGACTTAAGTTTGTCCTAAGTGCTGTGACATGACGGCTTATGTTTTCACGATCTTTGTCGTAAGCTTCTGAATCAAGTATTCTTTGAACTTGAGGCTTCAAAGCTGTAGGCACTTCATCAAGAACCCTATTAGTTTTTAGTGAGTTTTCTATAGAAAGGGCTACATCAGAGTTTACTTGAACTGTACTGCCATCTTCCTTTTCATACACAGCATCAAAGTTAATCATCTTTGACAGTATCGCTTTAGGCAACGCTCTACGCATTACACCTACATTTGCTTCAAACTGTGCATCAGAAATTAAGCCAGCAACATTTGCTGCCCTTTGACCAGCAACGCCTTCCATGTACATGTCTTCAACATCTCTGTGGCCTTGTGAATCTGGCAAACTCCAGTTTACATTTTCAGCCATAGATTCAATAAATGAGGCATTCTCTTTTGCATCATCTCTTTGTGCAATTTGCTCTGCCTCTTTGATTCTAAGGTTGCGCTTTTGCATAAGATTAAATTTTGTGCTGGCAATGTAAGCTGCGCCTGTGTCACGAACAATTCCTTCAAAACGCTTGTCAGCGTTCTTGGTCATGCCACTAACATAGTCTTCCATAACCTGTGAGTATTTTTCTACACCTTGCGGATCAAACTCATATTTAAGATAAGTCTCATTTGCCTTGTCTCTTATTTCTCTATCAACAGTGCGGATGTATCTGCGATCTAAAGTTTCCTCATAAGCAGCTTGAGCAATAGTTCCAAAGCTTGTTGGTGCTTTAAACGCCTGAGGTTTGCCTGTGGCTGGATCAATTGTTCTTAATGACTCTTCACCAACAGATTCTGCAAACTCTTTGCCTTTGTTCTGTGCTTCTACAGAAGCTTGCTTAAAAGCTTGCTGAGTTAAAGAGTCAGCAGCAGAAGCAACAGTCTGCCACATCTGGCTTTCACCAGTGTCCATGCGAACCACGCCAATGCGTGAGTTTCTAAACTGTTGTTTTTCTCTTATTACTGCCATATCACATCTACACTTTCGTTAGATTGTAGTTGTGCAAACCGCTTGCGATAGTTGAAAACCCTTTAATCATACCAGCAGTAGAAGCAGCACGACCACGCTCCCTTGCTACCTGTGCTTGCATAGCAAGTTGTGATCCTTCAGCGTAACCCTGTTTGTCAGAACGAGACACATCAGTAAACGCAACTTCACGCTGCTTATCTAGGAAAGCTTTGACAGAGCGATCACTGGTTATATCTCTGCCAGCAAAAGTAAACCAAGCAAGGTTAGCTGCTCTAGCTGAATCATAAGATGCAAGACGGTCATTGTGACGCTGCAAAGTCTCAATCTTATTCTGACGTTTTTCTTGCTCATACTGTAAAGCTTGCGCTTCTTCAGCCCTGCGTTGCGCTGCACCAGCTTGAATGGAAGCAAATGCGCTAAATGCTGTACCTAGTAACTGAAACATTAGAATGATACCTCCGCAATAATTCCATTGATTTGTAGTGACAATGGTGCGCTTTGAGTTATTTTAATTGTTGGGTCTTTACTGTAACCAAGCAAACGAAACTCTTGCTTGCCTTGAATTGCCACACGATCCAAGCTTAAATCGTCACCAACACGCCGAATTGCAAGTTGCTTGCCGTTTACTGTAAGAGATAAAGTATCTAGCACATCAAGTATTACTCTATTAACAGAGCGAGGGTTTCCAGTTAATGGGCCGCCTTGAACATTGGCATCAATAGGTAGAGTTTCTGCGCTTACAGTAAATGAATAACCAATTTCTGCACCTGTTATTTCTGATACAGCAGACACATCAACATTCCCACCAGCCACAGTAAACTGGCCTATGTAATCTGTATCATCAACTACATCAACTACAGCACCATTTTGGAAATGAGCAGATACATCAAACACACCAGCAACGCCAGTAAACGTATCAGAAAAATCTAAATTTAAATTAGAATCAAATTCAGTAAGAATATATTTTTGTGTGCCTGCGCCAGTATCATACAGGCCTACAAGAAATACGCGATCATCAACAGTGCAAATAGAATGGAACTTGCCTTTGGTGGTAAACTTAGCCCAGCCAGCACGTTCTTCAGCCCTGTTAGATGTAAGCAATGCAATCTCACCATCTTGATTTACAAAAAAAGCATATGATTCTGGACGATTGATTGCGCCATTAAGCACAGACATTTGAATTGGGTTGTTAATTAAATGCGATGAAAGCTGACTAATACCGTTAGCAACATACGCACCTTCTGCATCTGAATAAACAAACTCACGCACAACAGAGCCATGCTTCTGTACATACATAGTTGCACCATCAAACGAAAATGGCTTTACATAACTTGCTCCAAATGGTGTTTGCCTTTTAATACGAGCATTAGTTGCTGTAATAGGTTTTTCAACAAATGATGGAATATAAAACTCTGATGTTGATGTAAACACCTGTAGATCACGGTTAGATACAATATGACGTATTGAGTTAATCTCACCAATACTAGCAGTTAAATCAAGAGCGTCATTATCCTCAGCGTCACCTACATCGAAGTTAAAATATTCAGAACTTTTACTGCCCCACAATCCGTCAGGTTGTGAGATAGTGCCGCCAAACCATAATCTATTTTCGTGGAACGCTACTGCCGCTGGGAAACCGCGTAATGCAGAGTAAGACTGTTCGCTCCATTGTGTTGTTGGCGCATGTGTCACTACCTTTGGTGAGCCGCCACCTACAGTAGAGCTAGACGCGTTTGCCCCTGCTGTAAACACAATTACATTTTCATCAATAATTTCCTGTACTGATCTAGTCCCATTGATTTGATTTCTAGCAATCCCGCCTACAGCACCAGCTTCTGAAATTACAATTGAGTCACCTGTAGATAATCCATGCAAAGGAAAGGTCATCTCAACATCAGCTATACCTTCTGTAGTTTCAAGAGCATCAACATCAAGATGAACAAGCAACTCATTAGTAATATTTCCTGTTGCTTGTGTTGCTGATTGAACAGAAGTAATCAAAACTTCGTTATCGTGATAACGCAAAACAATGCCAATATGCTTAGAACTGGCGTAATTACCACCTGATTGCGTTCCTGTTGTGTCAAAATAATTTGCGCTAGTGGTTAATGTAACTCCATTCCCTGTTGAAGCTGAAGGGTCAAGGGTTACTGTTAAATCTTGGAAAGGGTAGTAAGGCTGATTAACTCTGTACCCATCTGCGCTTTCAGCAAATTGATAAGTCTCAACTTGAAAAGCTGTTAAACTAGTACGCACTAACTTGCGAATCATAAACGTATTATGAGCGAGAAACATTACATCGCCTGATTGAGCAAATGTAATCTCATGCAAGATATCGTGAGTAATAGGCAGGGCGGCACTATCAACATCTTGTGTTACAGTAGCCACTAAAGAAATGGCACCAGTAGTAGGATTAATTTGGAAACATCTAATTTTTTGATGCTCAAGTGAAATTATATAACGCTCATCATCAGAAAAAATAAAAGGGACAATCCTGTGTTGCTGAAATTTATCTGTGTCTAGTGTTGTGTCAAACTCATAAATACGCTTAGTACCAAAGCGTTTTAGCAAACCGCCTTCGTTTCTAAGAAAAAAGTTTTCAACAGATTTTGCAGAGTTTGAATAAACTTTTGTATCTGTTCTGGACACAAGAGATGGGCTAACTTCACCATACTGGAAGTTAGTAATAGGAACCCTGATTCTAGCCATTAACTGCGCCTTTCAGCAATGAACCTAGATGTTGTAAGCTTTCTTGAAGTCTGCTGCTGCGAGTCTAGGCTTCTTGCTTTTGCCATAGCGTTTTGGCCTTGGCTTTGCATTAATGCTGCAAGTGTAGAGTCTCTTGCAATTGACGTAGCAAATACAACTGCCAAAGAATACTCAACAGCAATTGTAAAATAAGAGGGCCAGTCTTGCTCCTCTGCTCTAAAAGTATAATCAGCAACTACAATATCTGACGGATCAGTATCTGAAAAAACTTTGTTTCCATAAATTTGATAATCAATAGGTAGATCGCTTACTGTAACAGCGTGAAGCATAAGGGTATCACTTGGAAGTTGATAGGCGCGATCATATCTGCCAGTAGGAGCAGCAGTTAATAAATTCAAAACAGCTTGGTTTGTAGCAAATCTCCAACGAGAGTTTACTAAAGATGCCCTAGCAACATCTTCATACATATTGACAGCAACTAAGGCTTCTGTATTTCCATCATCAAATGAAGTAATTGGGTCAGCACCAATTAGAATTAATGCCCGACTGCAAATATCAATTGGCGAATTAGCCGTTGTGCTTATAAGTGCCATATGTGGTTAGGGGAGGTAAGTTAATACCTTGACCTCCCCTACTCCTTTAGTCTGAGTCTGTTTCAGCTATAGCTGTACCATCAGATACATCTACAACGGAACCAGTATTAGAAAGCACACTAACAAAACTTGTTGTTGGTGTGTTTGTATCAGCCACAATAATAACATCGCGAACATTAAGCATGTTTGCTGCGTTATTGAAGTAACCTTCTGTGTTCACAGTCGCGATAGCGTCTGCGGTAGTATAAAACCACAGGTTGCCATTAGACGCCCCTGCAAGACGATTAAGACCAGATGCTGCGTATGCCATGTCTAATCCTCCTAGTTGTTGTCAAGGACTTCATAGATACCATTGTCATCAATAACAATAGAACCCATGGACATCATTGAGGTTGCAAGGTGTGACACACGCTCTGGGACATAGTTTAGTTCAGTCGTAACGTCTGCACCGATACCAAGTCCTATAGATGATGTGTGATACGCCATATTTTTACCGGCAGTAACGGCTGATGTAGAGAAAATCTTGAAACCAAGAAACTCTTTCATTGTCATGCCGCCAGCAAATGGTAGGTTTTGCTCACCAACAAAGTCACTTGAAGCAAACTCAGTAATGTTGAACAAGTCAGCATAACCTGCTGGGTGCATCGCAAGATAACGCCCACCATCTTCTGGGATGTTAGCTGAACCAAATGTTTCAAAAAGGGTTAACAGGTTTGCTTTTGTAAGAGCAGCACCAGTTGCGCTAATTTGAGTTGAGTTTGCACCAGCATCCATAGCAGTGATAAGAATCTCATCAGTCTTGCGACCAAGGGCAGCAGCAGCAGATTTTGCTACAGCTTGACGCTCATCAATGTTTGTCTTCAATTCATCTAGCTTGTCGATACTCGGCAGCATAGAAATCAGACATTGTTGCTTCTACGTTGGTGTGTGCCAACTCCATTGGAGTTACCATACCGTTTCGTGATTTAGTTGAAGCAGAGCCTGTTCCGATTTTTTGGAATCGAACAGTGTTCCCACGGACGCTTGATACAGTACGCACAGTGTTCCGCAGTTTAGAACCCATGCGCTGATAAGCCATGTGAACCTCTGATTCAAACTGTTTAATAAAGGCGGTGTCAATTGTATTCGCCATTTTACAGTCCTCTTCATAGGATTAAGGTTGATATACTTACTGCGGTTGTCTGTTTTTCACTTTCAATGCGATTGTCCGTATGGGTCGCTCAATGCATTACAGGCCGTTCTAGGTAATAAACATTATTTTTTCTTTCTCTGCAACGCACAAAACGCATCATGTTGTGACCGTGAATATTATAGACCTCTTCATCAAATATAAAACCACACCATGTTAACCACATGATTGTGTCAACATGATCTTGTGGAACAAAGTTTTCTACAACCTCATATTCGCCCTGCAATATATCTATTGCTGGCTTGCAACCGCGCAAAAAAATACGATAGTTTTCATTAACGCCGCCAGTGCCGAGCATCCAAACTCTGCCAACACCCTCTGAAACAGGCACAGTTCCGCACATAGCTATAACAGTTTCGTTAAATTTTATAGCATAGGTTCTGCTATCTTTTACCGTAAACGGCTCTATAAGGGCCTCTAACGGCGTTAAGCCATATATAAGGCACTCTCTAGCGTCATACATTCTAAGGCTGTCAGCGATCATTCTAGCGTGATTTAAGGTAGCTTCTACTAATGACAGCCGCCCAATGCGTCCAACTTCCTTATCCATATAGACGTTTGAAGCCAGCATCTACTTCAGCAATGAATGTTTGATCTCGCTTAACTGGGTCGTGATACCTAGGGTCTAACATCATTTGATTCAGTTGATCTTGAGTAATGGTAGCCACAGCCTGACCGTCAATAGCTGGCCCACCTTGCTGCATTGACTGCATCATAAACTCTAGTGCTTCAATACCATCAGCAGTTTCACACATGCGTTCAATAGCCGGAAGATGTTGCTCTTCAAAGAATTGATTAGCAAATAAACTTGCTGCTTCTTGTCTAGCTTCAGCATTGTCGCCTAACTTAGAAACTTCCGCCTCATAGTCAGGCACATCAGCGTTAAGAGCTTCGGCATACATATTAATACCTTCTTCAAACTGCTCTTGGCTGTACCCATTTTCAAACGCAGTTTCAGACCACCATTTAAGAAGTTCATTATCAGTAGCCATTTGATCGTCAATTGTTTCCGGCAACTGGTAGTCACCAGCAGTTTCTGGACGATTGGCAAATGCTTCATTACTAAGTTCTTCAATGACAGCGTTGCGAATGTCCTCGTCTTTTTGACCAAGCTTTCCTTCAAGACTTGTATATGAATTTACCAAGTCCTCTGCTGTTTTAAATTTTTCTGGCAACCATTCTGGACGAGCCTGTTCATCTGTTTGCAGTAATGGATCACCGCCTTCAGTAACTACGCCGGAATCTTCTACTTGTGTTTCTTCGTTCATGTCTTAACCTCTTTGTTTTTGTGTGCATTTTGCATACGAGTTTCAATGAGGCCAACGATATATCGCTGTCCTTCCATATGGCGCAGTTCAGCGTCAGAAACGCCAGCACCATTAACCTGTTCAATTGTTATGGAACGTAAATACTTCAATACAGATCGCCCTGCATCTGTATTGAATAGTGTAGCTATGTTTAAGTTTATTTTTGTGTCTTCACTCTTATCACGGCGAAATCCATCAAGGGCTAGAAACTCCCTATCCTTGATCAATTGGCGGGCCTCCTTGCATTTGTTGTTGCTGTGCCATTTGCTGCGCCATTTGCACTATGCGTTGACGCTCTTCAAGATCACGAATAAGAACATCAGGAACACCAAATTTCTTGGCTAGATATGCCGCAGTTTCTTCTGAGTTAATCAAAATGTTTGTTAGCTCTGGGCCAAATCTGCCTTGCACAAGTTCAAGAAATCTAGCTACGGAGGAAATATCTTGATTAGCTTGCGCCTGTGCAAGAGGTGAAACAGAACGAACCTTTACTTCTCTGCCGTTCATTGTAGGCAGTTCAATGCGTCCTTGTTTTTTTAGAATATAAACAACACGTTGCAGCACAGGCTGCACAAGTTCTGCTTGTAATCTTCCAAATGCAGAGCCAATACGCCTAGATAAATCAGCCATACGTTCTGCTATTTCTGTTGCAGATGCTGGTGTTTTATCAGGATTGCCAAGCATATCGTTATACAACGCACGTTTAATATTTAAACGCATATCACTGAGAACAAGGTTAGCAACATCAAAAGACCCAGCAGCTTGAACAGGCTGCAAACCCATAGACCCAGCGGCTTTTGGTATGACCGTGCCAGGGACTAAGTTAATTGTATCTGGGTTAATCACACCATCATCATCCATTTGATAGATACCAGAAATAGCCATCTGTGCATTCTCAAGGATTAGTTCGATAGTTAGATTGGTTGTTTTGATTGCGCTTAGTGCATTCATCAATGGGCCACGCCCATAAATCTCACCAGATACTTTAGACCAGCGAAAACAAATAAAAGGATTTGAACCAATGCCAGTGTATTTTTCTTCTTTAATTATCTGCTTAGTGTTTGTTTCTATTGCATAAAAGAAGAATGCTTTTTGGTTTACTATTGAATAGTCACGGCAAACGACTTCTAATATCTTAGTGCGTTCATCTGGATTGTTTTTAATTCTTTGTAAGATTTTGTCTGACAGGCTTGCCTTTGGATACATAACAGGAATATCTGAATTACGCACAGAACGCTCACGATAGACATGATCCACCTGATCGTCAGGGCCAGTATCAAGAACTACATGAGGTAATGGTATTGCAGAAAACATTACAGGATTAACTGCATCGCCTTCCATAGCGCACAGGACACCTGTGCCTACCGCCAAGTCCATAAACGATTCGTGAACTTCCTGACCAAAGTTTGAATTTTGTATAACCTCAAAGACATAATCTGTGACTTCATCAAGTTGATTATTAACTTCATCTTTTTCTTCAGCCGGAACTTCAGACCCCGCAGTAAAATCCGCCCATCTAGCAAAATTAGGAACCAAGCCTGACTGCAAGCGCGAAGCAAATTCTTGAACGCCAACAACTGCCGTTTCATCAAAAATTTTATCATCTCTTCTTTGCCCTACTGACTCTGCATAAAATGATTCGCGTTGAGGTAATGCATATTCATAGCATTCTTCAAACAACGGCAAAAAGTTTTCGCGTTGCGATTTGGCGTTTTCATATTTCTTTAAATATTTGAGGGCAGTTTTTTCGCCTTCATACACGCCATTCTGCGAATCATTGCTAACTATCATTATAGATACTCGTTATAAAAGCCCATGCCACCGCTGCCACTTTTAATTAGTGAACGCCGACCTCGACCACCACGCATTGTTGTTAAAGTATCAGATAAAGCTTCTTGCTTGCGAACTTTTTTCTGCTGAGTTTCTTCTGCTTTTTGAGACTCTTGCTCTTGTTTTACAACAGGGTCTTCTTTGGGCTTGCTACCGCCACCACCTAAACACATGTTAATCTCCTTGTATTAGATCATTTATGCATAAACACAATTAATCAATTAACGCAACGCACAATTTACATTCTTGCCCAAAGACCTTGACGCTTTTGCTGCTTTGGCTTTCTTGCAAACACATCAAATTCAGATTTTGCATTGAATGCTCTCAAAGGTTTTTGACCAGATATTAAAGCCCTGCCCTCACCAGCACCAAGCATTAGATATTGAAGAGCGTCATGTATATGTGAGTACATGTTTTTATCAGGCTTGTCATCAAATCGTTCGCCAGAAACTTGCATCCGCCGATAGCAATACCCGCCTTCAAAGCCTTTAATAAGTGTTGGGCAACGTCTATCAATTAAAAATGCTGGCTTGCCTTCAACCATTTTGTTCAATGAAGAAGCGACAGCCTCAAGTCGCAAATCAACAGAGTTGCTTGGGGCAGGGGTTGCTCTTAGCCCAGCACCTCTAAGTATTTGAAAAGGTGTGCTTTCATCGGTCTGTGCGCGAAAGTCACCAGCCGGATCACCAAATATTTTTACATCTAGGTTTGAAAATCTAGTGGCAATCTCTTGGCGCAGCACTTCTGCAAACCTTACAATTCCCATGTCGATAGCAACAATCTCTGATTGTATTAGCCATCTGCCCCTAACCTTTTGCCCAAACACAGCCGCTGGTGTAAGCCCGAAGTCAATGCCAATGTACAAAGGAACGCCATGAGCAATAGGTATTTCTTCTGTTGCTATATGAGTTTCGCTTACAAAGCTTTGATACACCGGCTTCCCCTCTTGGATTGAGCCAAGTTTATTCATTACATATACATCAATCCAGCTTTTTGTCTTACCTCTAATTAAATTAGGGTAATAACTCTTCAGCATATTCTTGCAGTTCTCTGCCTTTTTGTTTTCTTTGTAGTCAAGCACAGAGCCGTTCTTGTCTGTTTCTTCTATCATGCCAGATGGTTGCACATAAAATGTCCAGTTGTCAGGCTTAACAAGCATACGCGCTTGCTCTACCGGAATATGATCCGGCACAGGAACTTCACCAGACATGATAGGCCACCAGTGATCTTCCTCAGGAGCATTAGTATCAGCGATGACCCCAGACCAACTAGGCCCACCATCACGCATAGAAGGGAAACGACCAACACGCATAGTACATGCGTCAATAATTGATTTAGGTATCTCCCTAGCCTCATTGATCCAGATGCCAGTGAGTTCAAGGGAGAGTAACTTTTTGACATCTTCGGGCCTATCGAGTGCTAGGAAGATTACTTCTAGTTCCAAATCACCTTGTTTAATCCAGTGAGTGTACGGAACCGACCACATAAACTTGCCCCACTCGTCTTCTGGAAACCAGTCAAGCCAAGTTTTTATAGTGGTTGTTCTCAATTGTGGGTTGGTGTTTCTGATGATTGCCCATCGGCTTCGGCGTAAACCAGCTTTGTTTTTTTCTTGCATCAAGGCTCTGCGAAACACCTCGACACAACAACCAACAGATTTACCAGAACCTACCGGCCCACGAATGCCACGAAAGAAATTATCATCTTTCATAAATTGTTTTAATACATTGCCGTCAGGCTTGTAATTAAAGTTGGTCAACCTTGTTGTCCTTACCGAACTTAATCATACGTTCAACAACTTCTGGGCCAATTGTGGTTATAACTTTATCAGCCTCGCGGTCATTGCAAAATTCTTCTGGGTGGTGAACAAGGTGTACTTTCTTCACTATTTTGCGAAGCAGGTCACGCTCTTCTACTTTGAGTGTGTGCAGAAAACTCATCTGTACCTCTTTGCTATTGCAGCCGCAGCTTTAGGCTGCTTAGAAAACTGCTTGCCTTTTGACTTGTCTTCACGTTTCTTCTTAGAAGATGCTGCATACTGAGAGCTAGACATAGCTTTGATTGCAGCGGCAGGCAAGTAACGCTCACCAGTAGCCTTTGATCCTTGAGTAGATGGCTTGCCTGACTTGGTGCGCCACTTCTGCTTTGTCCAATTCATTAAAGATTTTTGCGGCTTCTTCACGAAGTGTAACCCCCGCCTTTGGCTTTGTAAGCTTTGGCAAGCATCTGCGCCTTACGCGCTGACCATTGACCACTAGCACCACCTTTGCTACCAGCCTTGATGCGATTGAATAAAGACTTACGCATAGTAGGCTTGGTGTAATTACCCGCTGCGTTAACTGCCATTTTTCTTTTTCCTCACAGCCTTTTTCTTAGGTGCTTTGCCGCCAACCCAAGCTTCATTGACTTGTGGCGTAGAAGGGTCATCAGATTGAAAGCCACCATCTGCATCTCGTGAACGCTCTGGCATTAGAAACAAACGAACAGAGTCAGCAGTTAGTGTAGCCCCAGATTTAATGCGTCCATCAGGCATAACAAGAACTGGGCCTTCATAGACTGAGCCATCATGTTTTTGATACTTAGTCATCGTTTAATCCTTTGGTGTGAATTTGTAGTTACGACTTGGTAAGCCGCGATCAGAGCCTTTGCCAGCAGATGTTGAGGAGAACGCAGATATGAACGCGCCAACTGCTGGAATACTTCTAAGCCCTACAGACTTTGCAATCTGTAACAATGTCTTTGGAGCCTTGCCTTTAATTATGTTTCTTTGATTTTTTATATGAGCATTTTTAGTTAGTTTTTGTCTTGTGCTAATGTCTGCATCTCTAATTTTACGCAACTCAGCAATTCTTTTTTCAGCTTTTTCCGCTGCCTCTACTACAGCTTTGTTTGCTGCTGCCGATGCTGCCCTCATCTGTTTCATTTTATTTGCATTGCTTTTTTGTGCATCTGCAAAAGCGCGATCACGACTAGCAATATTTTTTAATGCCCTGCTGCGCTGTGCAGGAGTTTCTTTTCTAATTGACTCGCGCCTAGCCGCTGATGATTTTTTTTTGCTTGCAATCTTGCCAGCCGCAAGAGTTGCGCCAGCAGCCGTTGCCCCACCAGCAGCTAAAGCAAGTTTTGCTCTAGGGTCTGTAACTTCACCTGCCATTATGCCTTCTCCATCTTCTTCTTAACGATGCTGGCTTGGATAGCCTTCGGAAGCGTTCTCTGTTGCTTAGTGAGTAAACTCTGCGCGGCTTTCTTTGCTTTCTTCTTACCAGCAGCATTGTAGGCGTAACTTTTTCCAGCGACATTAGGCATTGGCTTTCCTTTTCTTTGTGTTCTGGTAACGCTTGAGAAGTGAGCGACCCTTTGAAACGGCACTAGCCTTGTCACCACTGTGACCCCACGCAACTAATGCCTTCTTTAAACGAGTAGGTCTGCCCTTCTCATCCTTTAGTGGCCCCTTTGCGGAACCCATGCGTGTCAAAAAACTTCCTTTGCGCCTCAGTTTCTGCGGTGTATCTGCGCCGCCCTTCACTGGGGCTTTGAGTGTGCCGCCTGTTTGAGCCTTGTAAGATGCGCGTCCGGCAGCGTTGAGGCCACCTGCTGGGTTCTGACCTTCTTTTCTCTGCCATGCTGCTGTCTTGCTCATGTGATTATGTTTCCACTACTTGCAGTGGGCGTTGAAAGTCCACCATTCCAATTACCGCTACTGCCAGCACCAAGCGTTGTATCACGACCATCACCGCCAGACTTCTTTTTCTTCTTGGAAGCAAGTAAGCTCTTGCGCCGCTTGTTCTCTTTCTTCTGCTCAACAGTGAGTTTGTACTTGCTAACGATAGGCTCTTCACTGGTGTCCTTATAATCTGTATTAGCCCCGCTGCCACCACTGCTTACACACATTACATTTGACCTCTTACATTTTTGTAAACAAGCTTGCGCTTTCTACCTAAATCACGCCTTGCTTGAGCAGCACGCATCTTTGAACGCCTTGCCTTTGTGTCACGTTGAGCATTCTTTGAACGAAGAAGGCTAACAGCCTGTTTAAACATTGCGCGACCAAGAGTGGTTTGAAACATAAGACGAACCTCTGACTAAAAAAAATAAATCTAAACCTTGCGAGCTTTTTTTAACTATCATGTGAGTGAGGGACACCTTGCCATTCACGTGCCTTCTTTTTTGGACCCCACCCACGCAGAGCAACGATTCGCATTGCGAATCTAGCTCAAGTCTATGCTTACACTAATATCACCCTTATGCAAATGCATGTGCTTGTCCGGAGCCTTGAAGCCAGCCCTGTCCAAGATATCTTTACTAGCTTCTAGCTGAACGTACTCACTCTTGGCTCCTCTTGCTAAGTTCAGCATCTTAGCCGCAGCCACCGTAGCGTTGAGACCTAAGCTCTCACCTATCCGTTGCATCATGTACTGCTGGACATGTCCTGTCCGCAAAGCCTTGCTAGCACTCACTCTACCGGACTCGCCATCAGCGTAACCAGCAAGCTTTGCTGCTTCTGTAATGCTACAGCCTGTTGCTACAAGTGTATCCACCAATGCAGTCTGTTTATCGGTAAGCTTCACAATCTCGGTCATCTGCCCCCCCTTGTGTTCCCCCCCACTATCAGCCAATTATTCTCGGCTTGTCAACCGCACAATTTAACATCTGTACAAACACACAAAGGCCAGAAAATGTGACCTCCCGCTTGCTGCCCCGCACTCACTCGTCTGTGTTTGCACTTAGTCAGTCTCCTAGCCATCTGACGAGGCCCTGACCTCGGCAAACCCCATCATCCAAATCATAACTGCCATCCAAACCCTCGCTAGTCGCTCGTGGCAAGTCTCGCCCATTGGTGGTCGCCACGCCAGCTTATGCTCATATCGCATAGAGGCGATCTGTTCATAAGCTGACTAACAGCCCGCGCTTTAGTCGCGCTTCGCGCAAGCGGGCTGTAGGCGATCATCCAATGCCGCCCGAGCCTGCCTTGCCTTTGGATTGCAGCCATGATTGTGGTGTGGGGCATAAGCCGAGGGCAGTTCCTCGGCAGCTAACTAGGAGAACTAAAATGACTAAGAACGCAAACACAAACGGATTCGCACGAGACATCAACCGTGAGTTCACATTGTCTGACCGCACACACAAATCAACAGTTCAATACTTCATCACTAAATTCATCAGTGATGTTGACTGGAACACGAACACAAAAAACAAGAAGATCACTGAGTTGCAAGATGACAACTTTAACGATTACATCGAACATAAAGAACATGGTGTAATTCTTGACAACGACAAAATCCTACAGCGTAACCGCGACATCGAATGGCAGCAGACACAGTTGGAATGCAACGAGATTCTCAAGTCACTGTTAACACAAGCTTCAGAGCAGTTGTTCCCTGCCGACCACGACATATCAGAGCAGACAGCCAGTACGCTTGACGCATTGGATGCTCGGTACAACGAACTCAAGAAAAAGTCAGCATAGGTAACTGACACATCAGCTTCGCAGCTTCGGCTGCGGAGCTTTTTTTATGTTCCATCCAGCGGGTGTCGCTAGTCGCTCCCCCCGCACCCCGCAGGGGGAACACGCCACGGCTGAGTACTTGCGCGGCAGACTTTAAACAATTCGTGTTTGAAAATTCGATTCCAACTTTCAGTATCTGAAATGGAACCGTGAAGGAGATGTAAATGCTTTATACTAGACGGAGTAAATGCGCGACTTGCGATCAACGCAACGCATCAGTGTATTGCCCAGAGGCAGATGATATGTATTGCTATAGCTGCTATGAGCAAAAGCAAATTGATAATGAATGCAATGATGATCGCGGCATCACATGTCACATACATATTGAATATTAGGTATTGCACTCTGCAATACATAGTTTATACTGCAAGTATGCAACAAGGAGAACTAACATGATCGCAAATAGTTTAATCGGAATTGGATTTATGATGACAATCATATGTTCAGCATTGAATCCTGTGACTGACGCAGGATTCTACATTCATATCACATTACTAATGTTCTCATTAGTTGTGATAATCAGCGGCGTAATACTGCGCCATCATTCATAAGGAGAACTAACAATGGATGGAGTAACTGTTATAGGCAACAGCCTAGTAGAAGATTGCTGGTCATTCCCAGTGGAGACTGTCAATCTTACAGCAAGCAAAGATAATGACTGCAATTTGTATGACGTGCCTCAATCAATGGCACGAGCCATCATGCGTACCGATACCAATGAAGTGCTTGGTGTTCACGGCTCTAAGTACAAAGCAATCAAGCATGATGATGTAGTCAACTCAGTTATGGATGCTGTCAGTCAATCAAATGTATCTAAAGATTACGATACAAAAATTGAAATCTTTGATAACGGTGCCAAGCTACGAGGCACTATTGACTTCAGTGATTTGGTAATGGAGCCAGCAGTCGGTGACTATGTAAGGTTCCGTGTCCAGTTCTTTAACTCATACGACAGTAGCTGGGCGTTCCAACAATCAGCATTCGGCTTGCGCTTATGGTGTCTCAATGGATGCACACACGCTGACACTGTAGCTAATACATGGGCAAAGCACACAACCAATGTCAATGTAGAAGGCAGCGCAGCCAAGATACAAGCAGGGCTTGAAGCATTTCTAAATACAAAAGATGTATACAAATCTTGGATGTCAACCAACGTAGATAATGATATGGCTGAACGATTCTTCAAGCATACCATTTGCCGCACACCCAACAAGACTAGCACATTCAAATGGAATGAGCGTCAGCTTGAACGGCTAATGGGCTACTGGTATGCAGATAAAGCCAAGCTAGGTGGTAACAAGTGGGCATTGTACAATGCTTGCACCTACTGGGCTAGTCACACAGACGAATCTAGCTCACCAGCTAACACGCAACGTCTGCGTCAGAACCAATTAGCTAAAGTATTCAAACTAAATAGCTGGCATATCGCAGCATAATCGTTTCGCGTCACCGCCCCGCCCGATATGAGGGCGGTGTCGCTCACCGATTCACTTACAAGGAGAACTAACATGAAGATATCATTCATCAATCAGATCACTGAAGCCAAACAAATTATTGATTTGCTTGACGATCGTTGCCATGACGAACAGTCTGAGTTTGCTACCACGATTAGCCAATGCAAGTGGGCTATCGACAAAGTGTATGACACATACACTGAGGTTCTTGATCGTGATTCAAACGAAGATCAATCATATCGCCCACCTTTGAAGGAGATAAAGTAATGCCACTCATGCAACAACGTCACTTTGAATACCTCGCAGACAAGGTGGCACCATTGCTGCCTTGGCCTACCTCAATCGTAACTATGGCTGATGATCTTGCAGCTACAAATCCACGCTTCAAAAAAGAAAAGTTTATTGAACGTGCGACAGCAGCATGGGAAGCAGCCCACCCACCACAGGATTTGAACGATGATATTCCGTACTGATATAACTGGCAGACGCACAGTCGAGGAGTTCCTTGAATGCAGAGAATGCAACAATCAAATGTTTTCCGAACAAGATACTTGCACTCATTGCAAAAGTGATGATCTCAAATGGATGACACAGTACACAGTTTACAAAGTTGTGTACGCTGAAGATGAAGGCGATGCTATCGAAACAGCATTAGATATGATGACTGATTTTGAAGCAGCAAGCGGTAAAATTGTCATCGAGTCTGAACGCCAATCAAAAACCCCTGTAATATAGGAGAACTAAATGAACGATTTGTTTGATAGACTTGGCTTAGATCAGCCACCATTCCCAGAAACACCAGCGTTTAAACTAGCCCGCAGCCGTGACCCAAGTACCAGCCATGATGCCGCTGACAAACTTGACGTTAATAAAATGGAGCGTATTGTATTAGCTGCTATCACTTCTTTTGGTCGCAGCGGCTGCATTTCTGATGATATGTTAGATATTTTACCAGCTTATAGGTACAGCACAGTCACAGCTAGATACAAACAGCTAAAGGAAAAGGGTTTGATCTTTGTTGACACACGCAAACGCAAAGGTAAATCAGGTAGGCAGCAGCTAATCATGTGGTCTAAAGAGTTCTATATTCCAACACCATTTGAGGAGATTGATGATGTCTAGAAAAGGTAGATACAAGCGCGAAGAAGACAAGCCACTATCAAGCATTAACTTTGGCTACAACATGGAGCTTGAGCGAAACAAACAAGCTTGGCAGTTGAGCAACTCAATGCTTCCTGATAACGCTTTTGCTGATGATGTAGTTGAAGAAGATATTGGTCACTACTATCACAGAGAAACGCATGTCGTTGGTGGATGGTCAAGCCTTGGTGAATATGAAAAAAGTTCTACAGAATTTTAGGTTATTGACACTGACTGCAATGTCGCAGCATATTAGCAACATGCTTAGCTATATGAACCAACTTATCGAACAGTCAGCACATGCTGGCATCAACTTAAAAGATGCCTTCGCATGTGCTGGTGTACCTGACTCTACATTCTATCGTGCAAAGATGGGCAAAGATTTACGCCATCAAACTGCAAGCAAAGTTAGTGAAGCAATTGAAAAACTTTCATCACTACAAGGAAGAGACTAAAGTTACTGATACATATCAATATGTTATCAGTGAACTTGTCGCTCATAGAGTGAAACAAAAGTTGACTCAAAAAAATTTAGCTCACAAGATTGGTTGCGCTGAATCTTTAGTACATAAATGGGAGCAGCACAAACGAGTGCCATCTGGTTTCTTGTTTACATGCTGGTTAGATGCTCTTGGCCTCACGATCAAAGTCCACAAAAAAAAGAATATATGATACGACAGGCAAGTCTTACCCTTGTGATGCTTGCGATACATCTACTCCTTGGTTTGTCTGCATTCTAGCTACAGAGAAACCGCCAACCTACTACACCATATGTGTAGATTGTTACGAGGCAGACACATGGCAAGCAAGAGTCGCGCAAAAGGAGACTATCACGAAAGAGTCTTCGTCAAATGGCTACAAAAAATTGGCTTCAAAGCGAAGAGGCAACCACTCAGCGGAGCGTTGGGAGGCGAGTATAGCGGAGACATCATCTGGGAAGTCGGACAAAACCCCTTGGTGGTTGAAGTAAAGTACCGCGACAAGTCTAACTTTCCAAACCCATTCACTGTAGTTAGAGATGTGCTGTTCTACAAGCGCAGGGAAGGCAAACCTAAAACACTAATCATCTTTGATGGTGATGTCTTTGAAGAAAAGATAGCACCATTATTGAAGGAGAACTACGATGGCATTTCTACTAATGGCGAGAGCAATCAAGGCAGAGATACCTGACTGCTATGCAAAATGGCTAATGGTTGTGCTTGCAGATCATGCAGATGAAGACAAGCACCTATGCTGGCCTAGTCTAAGCCGACTATCACAACGTACTGCTATGTCTGTAGCTACAGTAACGCGCAAGCTGCACTGGCTGGAAGATCACGGCTACTTAACTAGAGATCGTGGACACACAGGCAAGTCAACACGATACATAATATTCCCAAAAAATATTGCACACTGCAACACCCCTATTGCAGAGAGCAACACCCCTGTTGCAGACAGCAACACTAACCTATCAATAACCAATAAAGAAACAAAGAACACAAAGGGTCAGGTTCCAGATGGCTGGTTTCCAAGCGATGACCTTTGCAAATCCATAGATGCTAAACACAAGGAGGCTATAGATCATGTCGCTCAAGCAGATAAGTTCGTTAACTACCATCAAGCAACAGGCAAAAAATTTGCGTCCTTCGACAGAGCCTACAGATACTGGTGTTCAAATCATATTGAGTGGCGATCAAATACAGGCAGGTCTGGATCGAATGCTACAGGTAAACAATCCAGCCAGAGTCGACAGTCTGCTTCTCACTTCGCTAGAATGCACAACAGGCTGCAAGGTGGTAGAGATTAGTCGCAGTAGCTTCAAGGATGATGGAGTAGATATTATTGTCAGCGGCTACAGAATAGAATCAACATCGGTTGATGACGTAAACAAATGTATAGCTACAGTTATGCAAGCTATGGTTCCCATGCCTAAAGAAATGTTAGTCGATGACCTCACGCTGCTGGCTGCGCTGGTGGTGAAGCCAGCAGGTGAGTCATCAGACGATCATGCAATGCGAATACAAGCTATAGCTAATGAACTGTCAGTCTATCCAGCAGATATAGTTAAGTATGCAATCAAGCAGGTGTCCGAGACTACGACTTTCTGGCCTTCATACTCAGAGTTTCACAAGCATATCAAGTGGAGACTTAGACGTAGAGAGTTAATGCTCTCATCACTACAACAAAAGAAGCTTGATCTAACTGCATAGTTGCAGTATAATAAATCAAAAGGAGAACTACTATGAACAGACTAGGATTTCTAGGCGGCTCAGATATGAATCGCATTATGCGAGGCGATTGGATTGCCTTGTGGGAAGAGAAGACAGGCAAGTCAGAGCCTGATGATCTCTCAGATAATTTAGCAGTACAGCTAGGCTCAGAGACTGAACACTTTAACAAGCGTTGGTTTGATAAACAGATGTTTACTGACACTGAAACAGTACAGCATGTTATGCACAAAGGCGAAGGTCATGGCCTTACAGCAGAGATGAACTGGGAAGGTGTGCCTCTCAAGGGGCAAGTCGATGGTCATATTATGATGGACAGAAAATTTACTGACGAGATCATTGAGTGCAAACATACATACGAAACAAACAATATGGAAAATTGTTTAAGTATGTACATGCCACAGATGCAGTTCTACATGTGGCTACACCAAGCCAAGGGCTGCTATCTATCTGTTATCTTTGGCAACCGCAAGTGGGCTGCTGTATATGTACAGAAAGATTGGGATTACATCAACAAGATGAAGGTACACATCACCGAGTTCTGGAGGCATGTCACTGAGGACACCCGCCCTTTCGGTGATAACGAAGTGCCACCTGTATCTATAGATAAGATCAAGGTCGATGGCTTAGTCAAACGAGATGCATCAGCCGACAACGAATTTATCAGCCGATGCCATGACTACATCGAACAAGAGAAATCAGCAAAGCTATTTGAGTCAGCCAAGTCTGACCTCAAGGCTATGGTTGGTGACGATGAGCGAGAAGTATACTGTGATCTTCTAGCCATCAAACGCGATAAGCGCGGATCATTACGCATCACAGTCAAGGAGAACTAAAATGGAACTAAAGAACATAACCAAAGCACTCATCCAGTTTCACAACACTGGAGCAGCAGCTAAGAAGACTGCAAAAAATCCATTCTTCAAATCAAACTATGCCAGTCTTGAAGAAGTTATTGAGACTGTTAGGGCAGAAGCTGGCAAGTGTGGGCTTACATTTACGCAGCTTGTTGACTTTGATGAGCATTACATCTTTGTAACTACAGTTGTCATGCATGAGTCAGGAGAGTCAATGACTGGACGTACACCTGTATTAGTCAAAGACCCTACTGATCCACAGAAGATGGGCAGCGGTATCACATATGCTAAACGCTATGGCTTACAATCTGCATTCGGACTGCCATCAGAAGATGATGACGGTAACTCAGCTAGCATGCCCAACCCCAAGGTAACAAAGGTCAAGAGCGTTAAGCTTGATGACGATGGTAGATTGCCACCAGAGGAGAAGTGGTAATGTTTTCTTCAAAGTTTGTTTTGCATTTAGAAGAAATAAAAATAAGGCTCACTAACCTTGAGCATAAGGTAGAAAAAATATTATGGCTCTTAGAAGAGCGTACAAAAAAGGAGAACAGCAATGACTGAGTATGATAACACTAACCGTGGCGCAGCCTTCAAGCCATTCCCAGAGCAGCAGTTTATTCTGCAAGGTAAACTCAACATCATGGGCGAGGATGGTCAGGTCGCACTCATCATGGCTGAGTCACGAGATGGCAACAAGCGCATCGAAGTATTCCAAAAGGTTGGCGTTCTGTTTCCCAACGACAAGAAGGGTAACGAGAAAGCACCAGACTATAGCGGTCCACTAGACGGACTGCATCAAGACTGGAAGATTGCAGCTTGGAAAGAAATGAAAGGCGACAACGCATACATGTCGCTGAATGTTTCAGAGTACAAGCCAAAGCCAGCAGACGATCACATTCCTGAGTTCGGTGACAACATCAAAGATGAGAATGTCACTAGCGCAATCAAGCCAGAAGATGTACCATTTTAAAGCAGGTTGATTAGTTCTCCGCCTGCTAGTGGGTCAGCCGTTTCCCAAATTACGGCTGGCCCATTTTAAGTTAGCAAGCCTTTACGATAGCCATTCTCTTTATCATAGGTAAGAACTTCTTTACGATTGCCCTCTGCCTTATAGCTACAGTGTACCCATCCAGTATTGCCACCAGTATAACACAAGAATAAGCTGATCGAAATCTAGGTTGTTAATAATCCAAGTACACAACTCAAGATTAGATATAGATGGCACCTCAAAGTCAGCAGCTTCGCCCTTTGCATGCTGACTGGAGACAGAACTACCTATCGCAACACAAAGCTCGGCACTG